AAACACAGGTCAAGACAGCACATTTTGTGGTCAAGTAGCAGCTCAAGGTAACACAGATGAAAATGGCTTTGGAGATTTTTATTATACTCCTCCTTCTGGTTTTTTAGCAATGTGTTCAGCAAATTTACCTACTGATAGTAATATAGACCCAGCAGAAACAGAAGATGATATTCCACAGAAAAATTTTAATGCTATACTTTATACTGGTAATGGTAGTAATGGTCATGCAATAACAGGATTAGGCTTCAGACCTGACCTCGTATGGTATATGGGAAGATCACAAACTGCTGCTTATTCACAAGGTCTTATTAATTCTACAAGAGGAACTTCTTTAGGTCTTTACAGTGATAGAAGTGATGCAGAAACAGCTTTTACAAATGACTTTGCATCTTTTGATAGTGATGGTTTTACATTAAATGCAGGATCTTCTGGTAATATTAATAATACTGGAAAAACTTTTGTTGCGTGGTGTTGGAGAGCAAATGGTGGCACAACTAGTAGTAATGGTAATGGTTCTATCACAAGCACAGTACAAGTCAATCCTGCTGGAACTTTCTCGATTGTAAAGTATACAGGCACAGGTAGTAATGCTACAGTTGGACATGGGTTGTCATCAGCACCAGCTTTTATATTATTTAAACGATTAACTTCACCAGCACAAAATTGGAAAGTGTATCATAAAGCTCTTGGAGCAACAAAAGTGTTAACTATGAATGCTTATACTGTAGCTGAAACTGATTCAACAATGTTTAATAATACAGAACCAACAAGCACAGTTTTTAGCATAGGAACTCAAAGTAATACAAATACAGGTAGTTCCGATCACATAGCTTTCTGCTGGACAAATTCTGGTGGTTATCAAAAATTTGGAAATTACATAGGCAATAATATTGATAATAATGGTCCATATTGCTATACTGGCTTCAGACCCAGAATGGTAGCGATTAAGGGAGCAACTGAGGCATATGGTTGGTACGTTTTTGATTCTGCAAGAAGTCCTAACAATTTAGTAGATAGACAAGTATCATGGTATCCTGGTGGTGGAGAATCCGAAGAGCCAACTGGTGCAAGAAAAGTAGATTTTCTTAGCAATGGTTTTCGAGTTATGGCAGATGCAGCAAGTATTAATGGTTCTAATGATGAATATGTGTATATGGCTTGGGGAGACGTGCCAGCAAAATATAATAATGCTTTTTAAGGAGGTGAAATAATATGTGGGCTTATATAAAAGATAATAAAATAGAGGAGATAATAGCTAGACCTAAAGATATGGTTATAGATGATATCAGACATTCTCGTAGAATATTTACAGCTTGGTCTTGGTCAGAATTAAATGCAATAGGTATTTATACTGTAGAACCAGGACAAAAAGGAGATAATAGATTTGAAACAACTTCAAACCCAACTTATGCTTTTGATAGTGGTAATAATAAAGTAACCACTACTTATACTACTACAGATAAAGCATTAGATGATGTTACTGAAAATGGCAATACTGATAAGGGTTTAAAAACACTAGCTAAAAATCAATGTAAAAGTCAAGCTAATGAATTAATATCGAGATTTAGTTGGTTAGTGGAACGTAGTATTTATGATAGTAGTAAAACTATACCAGATGCAGTAAAAACTTATGTTACAGCCATAAGAAAAGATTGTTCTGACATTGAGACTGCGATTACTAATGCAAGTGACATGGCTGCATTTAAAGCATTGTATGCAGATGAGTTAAATAGTGATGGCACAATAAAAACTGTAAATAGAATAAATAGGTGGACAAGTGATAGCACAGTTGAAGAGTATATTAGGTAAAATAAAACAGAGACTATTTGGTAAGCCTAAGAAAAAAAGAGGCAGACCCAGAAAGGATAAATAATGGCATTACTAAGTTTAATTGGTCCTGCGACTAAATTAATTGGTAAGTTTGTAAAAGATAAAGATAAACAAGCCCAACTTGCTCACGATTTATCTACCATGGCTGAAAGGCATGCTCAAGAATTAGCCTTAAAACAAATTGAAGTTAACAAAGCTGAAGCACAAGGCAACTGGTTTCAAAGTTCATGGCGACCTTTAATAGGTTGGATCTGCGGATTATCACTAGCTATAAATTATATGGTAGCACCTATATGTGCTGGGTTCGGTATAATTATACCACAAGCTGATATGAGTGTAATGATGCCGTTGTTATTTGGTATGCTGGGTATTGCTGGTATGAGGTCATATGATAAAACTAAACAAACAGACACAAAAGGAAAATAAATGCCTTTAACTGGTATAGATTTTAAACCTGGAATCGTAAAAGATATAACTACTTACTCTGCTGGTAAGGTTGGACCATATTGGACTGATGGTGATAAAGTAAGGTTTGTAAATGGCTTACCAGAAAAGATAGGTGGTTGGGTAAGAGAAACTACAACACCTACTACTTTAACTTCTCATGATACTGTAACTGCTGGTAGATGTAGGGCTATGGTTAACTGGAGAGGTTTAGATGGTACGGATTATGTAGCCTTTGGCACTGAGAAACAACTACTAATATTATTAGGTGGACAATTTTATGATATAACACCTTTAAGGGCTACGAGTAGCTTGGGTAGTAATCCTTTATCTACAACTAGTGGTAGCAACGTAGTCACAGTAACTGATAATAGCCATGGAGCAGTGGCTGATGAGATTGTTAATTTTTCTAATGCTAGTGCTTTTAATAATGTTACTATTGATGGTGCTTATCAAATTACTGAAGTAGTTAATGCTAATAGCTATAAAATAACTGCTGCGACTACTGCTAATGCAACTGGTGCTGGTGGTGGTAGTGGTATAACAGCTAAACATTTAATCGGTAAAAGTGAGGGTATGTTAAATGCTTCTGCTTCAACTGCTCTTGGTTGGGGTACTGGTTCTTGGGGTGATGGCACTTGGGACACAGCTAGGAGTACAGGAGTTGTAACCTTAGAATTAACTATATGGAGTTTAGAGCTCTGGGGTGAAGATTTAATAGCCACAGTAAATAATAATCAAATGTATCACTGGGACACTAGTGGTGGTGTAACCAGTAGGGCTACTGTAATAAGTAACGCACCTATAAAAAATAGGTTTAGCATTATATCTTTTCCAGACAGACACTTAGTATCTATGGGTGCTTATGATAGTGGTGCTAGTGCACAAGATCCTATGTTAGTAGCTTTTTCAACACAAGGTGATTTTAACAACTGGACAGTATCAACCTCCACTACAGCAGGTTCTCAAAGATTACAACTAGGTACTAAGATAATGGCAGCAGTATCAACTCGTGAAGAAATATTTATTGGTACGGATGAAGCGATGTATGGTATGGCTTTTGTTGGACCACCATTTACTTTTGCTTTTAGGTTGTTGGGTACTGGTTGCGGACCAATATCACAAAGATGCATGGTAAATGAGTCTGGCACAGTGTTCTGGATGGCTAGAGATAACTTTTTTATATTTGATGGTCAAGTTAGAGAGTTAGCTTGTCCTGTTCAATATTTTGTATTTAATGATATGAATAAACAACAAGTACAAAAAATATTTGGAGCTCTTAATAGAAAGTTTAAAGAAGTTATGTGGTTTTATGTTAGTGAATCAGCTAGTGATGAAGAGCCTGATAAATATGTAATGTATAATTATGAACAAAATGTTTGGTCTATAGGTAGTATGACGAGGACTAACTGGAGAGATTCATTCGGAGTTAGAGAGGTGCCTTTTGCTACTGATAAAGAAGGTAGGCTATATAATCATGAAACTGGTACTGATGATGCTGGGTCTGCTATGGCTGCATTTATAGAGAGTTCTCCTGTTGAGTTAAGTGTGCCTAGTGCACCTGATGGAACTAACTTATTTATGATAGATAGGCTTGTACCAGACGCAACAATAACAGGTAGTATGAAAGTAGAACTAAAATCTAAAAAACACCCTTTAGGATCAGAAGTGACCAAAGGACCATTTACTATTTCACCATCTACCAGTAAAGTAAGTTGTAGGGCTAAAGGTCGGCAGGTACAAGTTAAACTATCTAATACAGATATTGGTGATACTTGGGCTTTAGGTAGATTTAGAATTAATTTAAGAGCGGATGGGTTACGATGAGTTCAGGAGTTAGAAGAGGTAGATTACCAACACCACCAAGAGCATATGATGCAACTTGGGCAAATCAGTTAGTTAATCAGTTAGAGTTAAATTTATCAACTACAAATTTAAGTTCATCTAAAGAAAGATTTAATGTAACTAATGTTACAGATGATAGAACATATGATGCAGACAGTACAACACTAGCAGAACTAGCAGATGTACTAGGTACACTAATAAATGATTTAAGAGCAAGAGGACTAATAGGTTAATGGCAATAGATGATAAAGTATTAAGTGAACAAGACTTAGGTCTTAGTGGTATGGGTGGTTTAGGTAGCCTAAAAACAGATGAAGGTATACCTTTTAAAACAGCTCAAACAGTTAAGCCATTAGAAGAAGGTGGAGGATATTTTTACGGAACAGCAGCAGATCCATCTCAAAGATTTATATTTAGAAAAATAATGACAGACGCAGAGGGCAACCCTCAAAAGTTATTTGAAAACTTTGAGTCTTTAGATGATATTGAAAAACAATTTATAGCTGAAGCTGACCAACGTAGAGAAGAGCTAACCCCAGAAGAACTTTCTACTTTAGATATATTAAAAGACGCAGGAATATTGACAGCTGTTGAAATAGGTAAACCTGTAGCTAAAGCAGGGCTACAAACTTTAGTAGAAGGTGGCACTATAGATGCTGCTAAGGATGCTGCTAAAGGTGCATTACCTTTTGTTAAAAGTGATGCAGAAGTAGTTAAAGATTTTACAGACCAATTTAGTTCTGATTTTACTTACGATGTTGCTTCTAGTGAGACATTAAAAAATACTGGCAGAGGAGCAGAGTTAGTTAGCAGAGGTGAAGCGACCCCAGTTACATTGCCTGATGGTAGTAGAGGTTTTGCTGTAAAAGAAGGAGCAATGGCTAAAAACTTTTCATCTATTAGTACAACCCCAGACCCAGTAACTGATTTAGATTATAGCAGTGCTTACAAAAGAAACCAAGTACCTAAAAACCAGCAAGCCATTCAAGGTGCAAGGGGAACATCAACAGGTGGATATTTTAGTAAAGGTTCTTTCAAAGCTAGATATGATACAGCTTTTTCAGCAGAATCTTTAGGAACTAATTTTGCTGTAGATTTTGCAGTAAACTTAGCTTTAGGTAAAGGTAAACCTAAAGAAAGAATAGAAGCAGCAGCGAAACAATCAGCAGCTTCTACTATAGGTGGTGCTGTTGGTTATACTGTAGGTGGTCCAGTAGGAGCTTTTATAGGTTCTACTGCAGGTAATGTTATTGCGAGTGGTAGTGTTATATGTAGTGAATTATATAGGCAAAGATTAATTACTAAAGAAGATTATTTTATAAACCTAAGATTTACAAGGTCGCATTTAATACCACAAAGAGGTTATAGCATTTTACAAGGATATTGGTTCATGGCTATACCTGTAGTAAAGATTATGCGTAAAAATAAAACAATGACAAGAATATGGAAGCACATCTTCCAAAGAAGAACCTCGGACCTAAAATGGAGATTAGGTAAAGGTAAATTTAATTTATTAGGTAGAGTGTATAGTTTAGTTTTTGAGAACACTTGTGCTGTGCTTGGTAAATTTTGTAGTGAGCAAGATTATCAAATATTATATAAGGAGAAAGCTAATGGCTGAACATGAAGATATGAAAAAAGATATGCCTATGCCCAAGCCAACAATGCCAATGCCTCCTGAGGGTGCTAGAACTTTAAATGAAGCTATGCCTCCTGAGGGTGTTGATGTTATGAAAAGACCAGACCAATCTATACAGATAGTTCTACTTTCAAGGCTAGAAAGCATGTCACCAGAAGAATTAAAAGAATTAGATAGAGCAATAGACAGTAAAACTGCTAGAATATTAATGAAATTACTACCAGAACTAGAGGAACTCATAAATGCTTCTATGAGTAACAAAGGTGGTGCACCTAAAGATGATATGGGTGCTCTTGGTGGTATGATGGGATGACGATAAGGTCTGCTAACCTTTTAGATACTTCTGCATTGATATTGATGATTATGAAGATGCACACAGAATCAAAAGTTGACATACCACCTTTAAATGTTAGTAAAGTTAGTGATGCTGTTACTGGTGCTATAAAGACTGGGTTAGTGTACGTTGCTCTTGAGGAAGAGAACTTGATAGGTTCTATAGGTGGGGTAGTATCTACTGATTGGTTCTCTGAAGAGAAGATTTTAGGTGATTTATGGTTTTATGTAGATGATAAACATAGATCCTCAAATACAGCAGTTAAGCTAATAAAACAATTTATTTCTGCTGGTAAAAAAGCTAAAATAAAAATACGATTAGGACATATTTATTTTGGCGATATGGAACGTAAAGATGCTTTTTATAATAAGTTAGGTTTTAATTTAATAGGACAAATATATTCGGAGTAAAATATGGGTGGCTTTTGCACAACAGGAACTCAAACAATACCAACAGAAACAGATGTATTAAAAGGCACCGAGATACCAGAGTATGTATCTCAAGGTGGTCAATTATTATTCTCTGAAGCTGTAAACTTAGCTGAACAACCTTTAGCTACTTTTGAGGGTTCTAGGTTGCCAGTGTATGGTAAAGTAGACCCAGTAACAGGACAACCAGCAGAACTAACTTATGAAACAGTAACAGACCCAGACACAGGTGAAGAAACTAGAAGACTAACAACACCAACAACAGACTTATCAAAGCTAACCCCAACAGAACAAATAGCACAACGTAAATTATTAGACGCACCAGAAAGTTATGAAAGATTTTTAACAGGAGGTCAAGGAACTCCTGGATTTGAAAATCTAATGGGCGATTTTTCAGCTAATATAGGCAACTTACAACCCACAGAGTTTGGTGCTGAGGATGTCAACCAATACATGCCTACTTTTTTAAGATCTGTTGACCCAGCACTACAAGATGTATCCGATACATTTGCAAGAAGAAGACGAGAGCTCGAAGGTTCAATGGGTGGCAGTGCATATGGTAGTTCTAGAATGGGTGTTGAGTCTGCAGAGCTCGCAAGAGGGGAAGCAAGAGAACGAGGAAGGTTACTCGCTGATGCTGGGGCAAGAGGTCTAGAATTTGCTGCTGCCCAAGCAGAACGAGACAAGAATCGTGAAGAAAGAATATTTGATGTAACTCAAACTGCTAGGCTAACAGGAGCAAGAGCCTATCAAGATGTTGTACCTGTTGTACGTTCTATAAGAGAAGCTGAAGTTGCAGGACAATTAGGTGTAGGTGAAGGTGAAAGAATGCTAGACACACAAGCCTTAGAACTAGCCTACAGAGATTTTGTTGAACAGAGAGAATATCCTTTTAGTGCTTTGAACTTTGCTATAGGTGCATTGAAGGGTATACCTTTTGAAACTAGAGAGTTTGCTCTACAAAGAGGTGGTGAAGTAGTACAATCACCTAGTGTATATGGTCAAACTATCGGTGGTTTAGGCACATTGTTTAGTGCTTATAAGATGTTGAGTTAATTATGGTAGATATAAGTAAAACAAATAAATTTGGTGCTAGTGCAACAGACCCAAAAGATTTATCTAGTAATATAGGTACACTAGCTTTATTTCCTCAAGCTGCACAGTTTGCTGAAACTTTAGTGCCTAAGACTAGCCTTTTATCTCCGGAGGAACAAGCCTTTTTATTCTTTACTAAAATGACAGCTGAAGCTGCAAAACCAGGAGCCACTGCCTTAGGAGCAGCAGGAGCAGCAGGTGAAGATTTTATTAAGACCAGACTATCACAAAAAGCCTTAGAGAGTAAAAGAGCTGGTGATGTGGCTAGTGTTGCGAGTTCTATATTTAGTGCTATAAAGCCTAAAGTGGGAGCACCTAAGAGTGTTATAACTGATATAGCTAAAGTAGGTAACCAACCTAAATTAAATGCTGCTGGTAAACAATTATATGTTTATACTAATTATGGTCCTAATGGTGAAATATTAGGAACTTTTGAAGCACCTAAGAGTGATGCTAGTACAACTGTTAATTTAGGTGGAGATGAAGCTGAAAAGATATTCGGTAAAAAGAAAGCTGAAGGAGTAATTAAATTTTATGAAGGTGCTGGTACTGGTGATACTTTTAAACCAGGAGTTACAGGACAAGCACTTAAAGCATAAGACAACTTAACTAAAATAGAAACGATTGAAGCTTTTCTATTAGACCCAGAAGTTA